AGGAGGCCACGACTGGCAAGATTTGGGGCAAAATTTATTGCGATTGGCTCAAGTAATAAACACTTCTCGCCGCTGGCCGTCTCAATAGCCGATTTGATAGTGAGACACACGAAAAAGCCGTATCAAGATGCCGCATGGCCCTGACGCAGATCCAACTCGCCCGCGCGCTCGACGCGAACCAGACGAGCATCAGCCTGTGGAAGGCACAAGGGATGCCGACCGACTCGGTGGAGACGGCGAAGGCGTGGCTGGCGGCGAACATCCGCCGCAGGAAGGGCGGCAAGCTCTCGGCTCCGACCGCGAGCAGCAACCCGGCGATGGGGCCGAAGGCGCGACTCGACCGCGCCGCCGAGGGCGAGCTTCGGCACTACGAACTGTGGAAGGCCGCAGCCAACGTGGACGAAATAAACAGCCGCACGGTGGCCGAACTGGCGGGAGCGTGGCGGGACAGTCGGAAGGCGGCAGCATCAGCGGAGCAGGAATTTTCACAATTCCTTTCGATGACCAAGACCACTCTCAACAAAGCGGAGACGGTGGCGGCGATTCGTGGGCTGATCTCGGCGGCGGTGCAGGATTTTTCGACGTTTCAATGGGGGGAACAGGCGACCTCGATACTGCGAAAACATCTGGCGACATTGCCGCCATCCTTGAGCGAGCAGACCAAGGCGGATTAGCCGAGGCTTGGGCGGCAAGCCATGAGGTGACGATTGCCCCGCCGAAGCCGGGTGTGGTGGCGTGGGCAGAAGGGAATTTGAAGCTGTCCGAGCGAATCACCAACAAGCCGGGGAGCTACCTGACGCAGCGCACTCCGTATGTGCGAGAAGTGTTGGAATGCTTCGCGGACGAGCGGGTGCGGCGGCTCGCCTTGGTGTGGGGCGCGCAGACATCAAAGACCACGGCCATCATCGTGGGCATGGCCTACAAATTGGACAACTCGCCCGCGCCTTGTCTGTGGGTCATGCCTTCCACGCACTTGGCCCGCTCGTTTTCGGAAACGCGGTGGATGCCGTTGATTGACCAGAACCCGACGCTCGCCCGGCACAAGCAGGCTGATCCCGACAAGTATAGACTTTTGGAACAGCACTTTGACCGCATGAGCGTTTGGTTCACGGGCAGCAACAGCCCAGCCTCGCTTTCCTCGCGCTCGATTGCCGCGCTGTGCATGGATGAATTGGACAAGTTCCCGTCGAAGGGCGGCAAGGAATCAGCGCCCTTGCAGTTGGCCGAGGCCCGCGTAGCGACCTACCCGCAGCATATCATCATCACAACCTCGACCCCGACCTATGAGGACGGGGCCATTTGGGAAGAATGGCTCAAAGGCGACCAGCGCAAATACTTCGTCCCGTGCGCGGCCTGCGGCGAAATGTTTGTTTTGGAGTGGGAGCGCATTAAATGGGCGCAACAGGCCAAGCAAGATTCCGCGTGGAACATGGAGATTGTCTCGGAATCGGCGCGTTGCTATTGCCCGAAGTGCGACCACGCGCACACCGAGGCCGACAAAGCGCAGATGCTTGAGCGTGGCGAGTGGCGGGCGACTGACCTTGCCGCCGAGCCAGGGCGGCGCAGCTACCATCTTTCCTCGCTCTATGCTCCTTGGCGGCGGTGGTCGGATCTGGCCGTCAAGTTTCTCCAAGACCGCGAGACACCGGGGGGCTTGCAAGATTTCTTTAACCGAGAACTGGCCCTGCCTTGGGTGGCGGCGGGGTCACTCATCACCACGGCGATGATCCGCGAGCGGGTGGACGCCTCGCCGCGTTACACCATCGGCCAGCCGCCCGAAGGCAAAATGTTGGGTCGCATCATGTCGGTGGACGTTCAGCAAACGGAACTGTGGTGGGTCATCCGCGAATTGCACGAAGACGGGAGCAGTTACTTGGTCGATTACGGGGCGGCGATTGGTTGGGATTTGGTCATGGAAAAGTTTCGCCACTACAAATGCTTCAAGGGTGTAGTCGATTCGGGCTATGCGGCGAAGACCCCGGCAGGCGTTTACGACTTCGTGGCGCGGTCGGGCGGTCTATTCTGCGCGGCCAAGGGGCGCACCGTGTCTCAGGGTTTGCGCGAGCCGTGGAAATTTCAGCAAATCTTGGGCGCGGGTCACAATATCTGGATGCTGCAATTCGACGCCGAGTTTTGGCAGGCAAGGCTCTACCATGACGTTTTGCGCGATGGCCGGGGCCGCTGGTATCTGCCGCGAGATATAGCGAAAGACTACGTTTCGCAGTTGCAGGGGGAGGCGCTGATCGAAAAGGAAGGCGTGGCGAAGTGGCAGCGTCTTGGGCCGAACCACCTTGCCGACTGCGAGAAGATGGCCCTGGTTTTGATCGACTCCATCATGTCGCAGTTCAAGGCAACCAACGCGCCCGCGACACACTAAAAAAACAGCTTGACGCGCAAGCTGCTTGCGCTTTATCTTTGCGGCATGAGGACAATCTCTATCTGCCAAGATCACAAAAAATTACTTGCGATGCGCCATTTCGACTTTGATCTGACCAATATGGATTTTGTCCGATACTTTGAAGAACGCACGGGCGTCATGGTTTCTCGAAACAGCGACGGCTCTTGCAGCAACCAAAAGGAATGGTTGCAGACTTGCCAGTGGATTGCGTTTCCAGAGGATGACGTTTACCGCATCATTCGCGCCAAGATGCAGGACTGTTGGGAAATCTACTGCGAACATGAAATGCCCACATTGCGGAAAATCGCTGCCTGACGCCGTGAACGTTCGCGCCATTGGGCGCAAAGGCGGAATGGCTGGAACAGGTGAAACCAAGGCGCGAACTTCGGAGCAAGCGCGCAAAGCGGCTTTAGCAATGTGGGCCAAGCGCAAGAAGCCTGACTCTTGACACAGCCCGCGAGGGCATGACCGACGCCTCGATGCTGGCCTCCGTTTTCACGGCCAGCGAATTGTCCCAACTGAAAGCCTCCTGCAAAGCGCAGATTCTTGCGGGCGGGGCTTCGCAAGCGTTCGTTGTGTCAAGCAGCGTGGGCGGGCGCTCCGTCACGCTTCAGCAAACCTATTCCTGTTGGGATATGCTTGGCCTCATCGAGACGGCCCTTGCCATCAATGCCGGGACAATCGGCAACTCTCGCGTGACGCAAATGCGCTTCCCGAACCGCACATGAAGACCAAGCAGACCAAATTTGTTGACCGCGTAGCCGCAGCCTTCGGGTTCTCACGCATGATTGAGGCCGTGAACCACCGCAGCGAGGAGCGTGGTTGGGTTTACGCGCAAGCGCAGGATTCCAAAGTTGACCTTTCCTCCTATGACCGCACCCGCCTCATGGCGCTTTCGCGTAAATGTTTCTACAACAACGCGATAGTGCGGGGCGCAGTGCGCGACAAGGCCATGTATTCCGTGGGCAGCGGCATCGGCATTCGCCCGCAAGCCATGTCAGGGGATCAAGCGTGGGACGATGCGGCAGAGCAATGGTGGGAGAATTGGGCGCGCTCGCCCGAAATCAGCGGGCGGCACGATATGCGCTCCCTGCAAATGCTCGTGTCGGAGGCCATTGACCGGGACGGGGAAATTTTCGCCATCCTCACGGCCAAGACAGACGGCGCTCCCGCCGTGCAGATCGTCGAAGCCCACCGCGTAGAGTCGCCCGACACCTCGGCAAGCAACAACGGCGTGGTGGACGGCGTGAAGCTCGACAAGTTCCAGCGCCCGCTTGGCTATTTTATCGGGGAAGGCGACGAATACCCGCGCCGCCACCGCGAGGTGAAGGCCGACGCCATGCTTCACGTTTACGAACCAGAGCGCGCCGACCAAGTGCGCGGCTATCCTGCCATCGGCGTGGCGCTCAACAGCGTTTTGGATCGGGACGAACTTCTCCGCTTTGAGATGATGGCGGCAAAGGCTGGCAGCAGCATCGGCCTCGTCATCAAAAACTCCACGGGGAACATTGGCGCGGAAGGATTCCTTGGCGACTTCAGCAAGGACAGCAATGGCAACCTGACCCGCGAAAGCATTTTCGGCGGCGGGCTGGTTCCGCGCATGAAGAACACGGAGGACATTCAATCTTTCGTGATGAATCGCCCGAACGAGAAGCTCGACAAACACCTTGAGCAATACATTCGGGCAGCGGCCATCGGTCTTGGCCTGCCTTACGAGTTTGTATGGGACACCAGCGCGATCGGCGGCGTGGCGCAAAGGTTTATCATTCAGAAGGCGGCGAGATGCTTTGCCGCCCGCCAGGATGTGCTGGTTAATGCGTTCCTGTCGAAACTCTGGCGCTATGCGATTGCCCGCGCCATCTCGCGCAAAGAACTTCCCATGAATCCCGGCTGGCAGTCTGTCGGTTGGCAAACTCCGCGCTCGATCACGGTGGACGTAGGCCGCGAGGCCACCGCCCGCCGCGACGATGTGAAGGCCGGGCTAATGACGCTCTCGGACTACTTCGGTGAGCAGGGCATTGATTGGAAGGAGGCCGTGGCCGAGATTGCGACCGAACGCGAATTTGCCGCCGATCTTGGTGTGATGATCGGGGTGGAGCAGGCGCAACCGCAAGCTCCCGTGGTGGAAGTTGTCCCGGCGATTGATGCGCCAGCGGACAGCGCCCCGCAGTTGGAAAGCAAAGAAGAACCGACAGAGTTGGCCCTGCCCAAAAAGCGCAAACGCATCTACCGTCGCAAGAAGGCGACTGCTTGACATGAGCGCGTCCGAGTATGGACGCCCTCAAATTTGAAGGAATTTCTGTCGCCACGGTTGGCCCTGCGCTCGGCCACGCCATGATGGTGGACGATGTGACGCTGTTGCAGGCCGAGGCCGCAGGCGTTGCTGGTTCACCCGTCAAAGTCTTTGTCGATCACGACGAAAGCATTGACTCCCTCATCGGATTCCTCGCCAACTTTCGCATTGTCGAAGACCAACTGCGCGCTGACTTGGAACTTCTCGGCTCACACCCGCAGGCCACTTTCTACAGCGAGATCCTGACAAAAGCGCCAAACCGTGTCGGTTTTTCCATGACTTTCAGCGGAACGCCCGACGAGCAAGACGGAAAGCGTTTCGCCCGCGTCTCGGAACTGGTCAGCGTGGATCTGGTTTCCCGCCCCGCCGCCAACCCTGACGGCGTATTTCGCGCAGGATCGGAGCCAGAGGCAAAAGACAGGATGCACAAAGACTTTCAGCACCCCCAAGTTGACACCGCTGCAGTGGGCATGACTGAAAATAGTTCTGTCGCCAAAGTTGAGTTTGACGCTCAAGCCGCCATCGAATCGTTGGCCGCTTCCGTTGCCGACCTCAAATCCACCGTGGACGGCCTCGCCGCCGCCAAAGAAGAAACTTCCGCGCCCGTTGCCGCTCCCGTTGATTCGGAAATGGCCGCGAAGCTCGATGCCGCGATGACCAAGCTCTCCGCTCTGGAAGTCGAACTCGCCGCTCGCGGCGACAACGCCATCACGGGCAACGGTTCCGCCGTTTCGGTCGAAGACGCTTACGCTTCTGGCGACCGCGCCACCAAATTTGAAATCGTCCGCAAGGCGCTTGAGGCCAGCGATTTCTCCCTCATCAACAAGCTCAAACAATCCAAATAACCTACTAATATGGCCTCGATCACTGGTCTTAACGACGACATCATCTCGTCAGCGGCGCTTAAGGCGTTCGTTGATTCCCTCCATCCGCTGAACGCTTTCAGCGTGAACTACAACGCCGAAGCCGCGCGCAAAGGCGAAGTGGTCAGCATCCCGCTCATCTCCTCGATCACCGCCTCCACGTTCAATAACACCTACGAAGGTGCGGACGGAGACGTTACCCTTACCGCCCGTGAGGTCACGATCGACAAGCACTATCTCAGCACGGTCGATTTCACTGACACGCAGTGGAGCAAGTCCTCCGCGCTCACCCCGCAGATGCTTGCCGAAATCGGCGCAGAGCAGGGCCGCGCAGTGGCGCAGGCTTTCATCAGCGCAGCCTGGGGTATGATCACCACGGGTAACTTCGGCACGGCGGTTGCCTCGTTCACCTCGGCCTCGTTCTCGATGGCTGACGTTCGCAAGGCCCGCTTGGAACTCACCAAGTCCAAAGCCCCGCAGAACGACCGCGCGTTGTTCTTGGAGCCGGAAGCCTACGACGCTCTCCTCTCGGACAGCACCAACATCCTCGCTAACCTCAACTTCGGCCCCGAAGGTGTGCGCGAGGGAGTGGTTCGCCGTCTGGCGGGAATGAACGTCTACGAGTCCACCCTGATCCCGGCCACCAACGTCGGAACCAGCATCACCCTCGCAGGCTTCGCGGTGCATCCCTCGGCCATCGCCGTGGCGATCCGCACCCTTCAGCCGCAGGCTCCTTCGGAGTATCTGGAGGCCCGCACGGTGGTCGATCCCGTCTCTGGTATTGGTTTGGGCTATCGCCGTCACTATAATACAGCAAATGGGACTCATTTCCTCAATTTTGAGGTGGTGGGCGGATTCACCTACGGAATCACGGCGGGTCTTAAGATCCTCGCCAAGAAAGCCTAAAGACTGTTCTGGTTCGTGTGTTCAGCAGACCCCCGGCTATGCCGGGGGTTTTGCTTTTGGTGAAGTTGACAGGCCCGCCGTGGCCGCATGGACACACAGCCTTCCTTGGCGTTGGTCGCTATTACTGGAAATAGCGAGGGTTACATCGGGCGATTCATCGAGGCTTTCCAAAAGCTCACGCCCCACATCTACATTGTCCGCGCTTGCGGCGGCAGGGAACCGGATCGTTCGCTCGACATTGCCCGCGAAATGGGGTGCAAGGTTGGCGAATACAAGAACGCCGAAGCGTTCCAGTTTTGGGATCATGTGGACAACTTCGCCGCCGCCCGGCAGATGGCGACGGACATGGCCGAGGCAGACGGCCACGATTGGCTGATGTGGGCCGATACGGACGATATCATCGAGCAAGAGTCCTGCGACACTATCCGCCAGCATTTGCGCGAGACGGCCCCCACGACCACGCTGGCGCTCGTTCCCTATCGCTTGACAAATAATGGACTAAACCTCTTGCGTGAACGCATCTGGAAGCGCGGGACGGCCAAGTGGGACGGCGCTGTTCACGAACACCTTGAACCCCTGGACAAATCGGGAGACGGCAATGTGCGATGGGAGGACGCTCGCATTGTCCACGCCCCCGACGAAAAGAAAGACAAGGCATCCGATAAGCGCGGCAATGCCCGCAACTGGCGCATCATCGCTTCGCAGCCCGATTGGGATAAAGACCCGCGCTGGCTTTTCTACGGAAGCCTCGAGCATTTCGGCATGAAAGAGGATGCGCGCGGCATGGAACTCGCCATCGAGGCACTGAAACACGAATCGCTCTCAGGGGATGAGCGGTATGAGCTATATCTGCAACTCGCCATGCGGACGCAGGCATTCGCGCCAAAGAAATCGCTATTACACGAAGCCTACAAGGTTAGTCCGTGGCGCAGGGAAGCCTTGGCCCAACTTGCCGCTGTTTGCTTAGACAGCGGCGAGGAGCAAGATGCCTTGGCCTATGCTCGCGCATTCATGGCCCTGCCTGTGCCAGAGATTGTGCCGTGGACGCACCGCCCGGTGGTCTATGGCTTCGGCGGCGTCGGGCTTTACGCTTGCACTTTGCGCGCCAATGGCGACGCCGAGCGGGCCGATCAGTTTGAATTGGAGTGGTTCAAGAAGTGCGGGGCCAAGATCAGCGTTTGCCACCCGACCCGTGGCCGTCCGCTGCAAGCCGCCGAGACGCGCAAGAAGTGGCTGGAAGCGGCCAAAGACCCGCAAAGCGTGGAATACATCTTTGGCTTTGCCGAGGATGATGCCGAGACGCGGGACGTTTTAGGGCGCTTCAAGCACAGCCTTTCGCCTGCTGGCCTCATGGATCAGGTCGGCGGAAACGCCGTGGCGAATTACAACGCGGCAGTAAAGGCATCGTCAGGGCAAATCATCGTCACTGCACAGGATGACATCGAGCCGCCGCTATTTTGGGACGAGCTTGTGTGGCAGGCGTTGGAACCGCACCTAAAGCGCCCAAAAGTGCTTGGCGTGAAAGACGGCCACCGCACGGACGGCCTCATGGTGACGTTCATTTGCACACGGCCAACCCTTGGCTGGCTTGGCAACGGTGGGGGAATCTTGTCTGGCGACTATCACGGCATTTATTCCGACACGGAATTTTCCCACCGCACGCGCAAAGCCGGGATCGTTTTGGACAGCGACATTGTGTTTCTGCATAACCACCCGTTTTTTGATCCCAAGGTAGCCACAGATGCTATCTACGATGTGGAGAACTCCGACGCAGCCAACAAAATCGGGGCCGAAGTCTTCAAGCGCCGCAACCCTGACGCCTTTGACTCCAAGGATTAGGGCATGGCAAGCCAGTTAGATACCGCGCACGTTTTGGGCATTGGCGCGCTCACCGCCATCGGCGGCGAGGTGGTCACGATTGGCAACCTTTGCCACACGGCCATTGTCGGGGCGATAGACGAACGCGACGAATTGGCCGAGGGCGGCGTCCGTCAGATCCGCAGCGTGCAGATCGGCCTGCCTACGAGCGCCTTTGATCCGCGCTTTGATAACATTGCCAACGCCGTCCCGACTATTTGGAGCCGCATCACTATTCGCGGGCAAGAACTGCAAGTATTGTCGGTCAACCGCGACGAAGCGGTGGTTGAGATCACAGCGGGCGGTCTTGCGGAGTAACGGCCATGGCTGCGATTGCCGTAGAAATCAGCCTGGACGAACTGCGGAAGTTTGTGCCGAAATTCCAGCGCGCTACCACGCTTGAAATTGGCAACGAACTAAAACGACAAGCTCGCCTGCTTGTTCGATCTGATAGCGGCAGCGGCCTTATGTCGGTGACCCCCCCGCGCGGAGATGGCGACGGCGCTAAGAATGTCGGAGAAAACGCTACTCGTCGCGACATTGAGCGGGTGTTTCTCACTGCTACTTTGGCCCGCCGCATAATAAAAGACAGCGGAGCGCGTGGCGCTCGGAGTGCTTTCAAGCGATACACCACACATGGCAATCCAGATTACTCAATGGCGCGAGCCTTGGACTTCTTAAACAAGCAAACGCCAACTAGCGTGGAGGTGCGCCCATATACGCGCAAAGACGGACGCCGCGTGCGCTCCTATACGCAGACGCGCCAGGTTCCGGATCTTGGCGACCCGCGTTTTGGCAAGTTGCAGTTTTCCGACGAAGCCCCAAGCCGACAACTGCACAAATCGCGGCGCAACGCTCAAGGCCAAGTAAAACAGGCAACTTGGTCGCAGCTTGTTATGAGCAAGCGTGCCATGACCTCGTATACGGAACAGATTGTAAAGCGCGTCGGCATGCTCAAAGCCGGGTGGGCCACAGCAGCGCGGCAAGCCATGCTTGGCGTGGAATCTCCGCACTTTGTTGCGCGACACGCTGGCAAGGCCGCAGGAAAAGGAAGATTCAGCGCGGCCAACCCTACAAATATGTTTGTCGAGCTGTCAAACCAAGCGCCAAACGCCAGTAGCAAAATAAGCCAAGGCGCGGTGAATTTTGTCTTAAAACTTCGGCAGAAAAACATATTGTCCGAACTTGAAAACAGGGTGGGCAAGCTCGCCAAAGCAGCATGATTAACCGCGAGATCGAATCTAGCTTTGCCACTTGGATCACCGTGGGAGTTAGCGGGACATCGCTTGCGGGAGCATCCGTTCGCCACGGCGTTCCGGTCGAGGCGCTATCCTACCCTGCCGTCATTGTGCAAGCGGCGAGCAGCGAGGTTTTGGAAGGGGCAAGGGCCGTTTCACGGGTCGGCGTGGATATTTCCGTGGTCAGCGCGGCGAGCAACGAGGCCGGATGGCAAACGGCGCACAAAAACCGCGTTGGCGCACTGACCAAGCTGGTGGATGATACAAACACCAGTGCCGCCATGGCCTCGATTAATACCGCGCAGACCGATTACACCCTTTATGGATGGGCCATTTCTGAGTTAGCCGCCGACACATCGCCCAACCACCAAGCGGACACGATTCGCCTCAATTTAGTTGCTGGCGATCGCGTGGCAACCAACCCCACAGGCCCAAGCAACGCTAACCCGCAGGACTTCAGCCTTCGCCATGAGATTGAGCAAATCCTGTCCGCCCACCTAGCTTCCGAATTGCCCGAATCGGTCACAGATTCCTACGACATCCAGCCGTATTACGCCGAACTTACAGCCGCCGGGTCGCGTGTCGTTGCGGCCTGCACAGCCGCCTCCAAGCCATTCCCGCAGTTGGGTCGCTACCAAGCCGAGGCCAGCGTTCATGTCGTTACCAACGGGGCCGACAGCATCACGCACGTTGCCGCCGTCCGCCGCGTTCAAGACTGCTTGCGCTTGCTAACAATTCAAGACTTTACCTCTGCCAACGTCACCGTGGCAGGGGTCATCGAGGCAACCCATACCAGCGAAAACGAGAACAACCGCATCACCGACGTGTTGGGCTTGACGCTTTGGGCGCAAGTTAACTAAGCAAGTTGACACCGCCCGTGAGGGCATGGCTATCGTCTACGGAGTTTCGGGGGCTTTCTCAAGGTCCAGCAGCAAAAATTACGAGCGGCTGTTCGTTCAAGACAACCAAGGAACGGTCACAACCATCGTTTCTAAGTTCGCCCGCACCGAAATCGCCACCGAAACAGTTGGCACCACTTGGGGGGCCGGAACGATTAGCTCGCTGCCCGTTCTAAGCGCCACCATCACGGCCACCGCCGACCAGGCTATCATCGAAAGCGGATCAGCCGCGACCGCCCCCCAAATTGTTCGTTTTTACAATCCGCGCGTGGAGTCTTCCGCTCAAGTCTTGGGAGCCTTCACCGGGTCTTCATATAGTTTGGACGGTATCACGTTCCAAACCGTGAGCGCGGAAACCGTGGAAACAGCGGGGGATGTGGTCAAAACCAACATTCGCGGCACCAATGTCGGGGCAAGCGGGGTTGGCGGGAATTCGCTCGACTTAGGAACGGTCACAAGTGGCGATATTGTTGGGGTTGAGCGCCGCTATTCCAATACTGATTACGTCCGCGATACTGTCACCACAGTTCAATTTACCGGGTCTTAATTGCCAGCGCCTATGGACGCGCTGGCCTCAGAAGCGTTTCTAAACGCTCGTCACAAAGTTTACGGCCTTGCCATGCGCCCGCTCTCCTTGGGCCATGCGTTCGTTTTGGAGTCCATCGGAAATCCATTCTACCACGGGCGACTTGGGACGCCCGACGAATTGCGCGTTGCCGCTTGGGTGTGCGCCCATCCCTCAATGACACCGTTGCGTTTCGACGGTGCCACAAACCTGTTTTGGCGCTGGCGCACTCGCAATGCCGATTTTGAGCGCGAAGTTGCCCGCTGGAAGGTTTATGTGGATGACTTCTGCACGCCTCCGCAGCTATGGACAAAAACGCCAAAGCCAGGCGAGCAGCGCGCGGAGCCATCGCGCATACCGCATCAAATTGCAACCTCCGTTCGTCTTATGCGACTCGGCATGAGTCAGCGCGAAGCGTGGGAAACGCCCGTGGGTGTGGCCTCATGGTATGAGGCAGCGGCATACGAGTCGGAAACTGGATCGCGGTTGGACATTGTAACCGACATGGAGCGCGTCGAAATACTGCGCTACAAGGCGCAAGAGTCTGACACGGGGGGCAACAGCGAAGACAATGGCTGAAGTTAAGGTAAAAATCACCGCGCAAAACGAGGTGCAAACAGGCTTGCAAGCCTCGTTGACCCAAGTGAAGCAATTCGCTGGGGAGGCGCAGCGCACCATGCAGCAGGCTTTCCAAGGCCCAAGGATGCCGGTAGTCCCTGAACAAAAGCAGGGCACGCCCATCAATATCGACATTGGCGACTACGGCCTTGAGCCGCTGCGCGAGCTACAAGAGCAACTTCGCAGGGTGCGCGAGGGGTCAAAACAGGCATTTGATTCCGAACCACCGCAGCAATTTAGCAGAGGAATCGGTGGAGTCATCGGAAGGTTTGCGCTGATCGTTGGCGGAGCCGCGACCGTAGGCAAAATAATTGCATCAGCATTCGATCAGGCGAGCGAAGCCATCAAGCGAAGCATCGGCATCCAAGAGCAATTTAACCGCACCCTGGCGCAAGTGGGGCAGGCAGGCACCTTTGATGGCGCAGTGTCTGGATTTCAACAGCTTAACGCCCTGGCCGACCAGACGGGAAAAACTATCGAGGAAACCTTCGGTCGGAATATTGGCGAAGCGATAGCGAACCTATTTCAAGGACGCCCAGGGCAACTTTTGGCAAATGTTGGAAACGCCCTGACGGGGGGCGCTGTGCGCGGAAATTTAGAAGACACGCAGGAACAGCAGCGCAGAATTGCCCGCGACACGCTCTCTGGAAATCTGGCCGTTCAGCAGCAAGAGCGCGAAGAATTGCTTGGCGCCGGGGGCAACTCCGATGCCATCGCAAAGATTAAGCGCGAGCAAGAAAAGCGCAGGGAGATCGAGGCATTAAGGTCATCATTTACAGATTTGTCGCAGCCAGAACAAAGCGCCGAATTTGAAAAACTATCAAAAGGCTTAAAAGAAAAACAGGCGACAGACGATCTTATTGATGCACAAAAGCGCCTTGCCACCGCCAAAGATGAAGCCGCCGCCGCTGGCCGCGAACGCTCACAGGTAGGCATGAGCGGTGCACAGCGACTCGACCAAGAAAAATCGGCCATGCAAGAATTGCAAGCCGAGCAGAAAAAGTTTGCCCAAGCGGCATCCTTTGCCGCCGCCGACCCAACGGGAGGGCTAACCGAATCCGCTGCGAGATACTACGAGCTGCAAGCACAGATCGAGCAAAGCCAAAATCGGCAACTTTCTTTGGAGGAATCAATCGCCAAAGAGGTCGAGCGCAAAGCGAAATCAAACGTCCCGCTTGCCGTTGAAGTTGCGGGCTTGGAATCCGTGGCGGAATTAGAGGCGGCCCTAAGCAACATTGAGCCAAAACAAGTGACCGTTGCACTAGAAGCAACTGGCCTACAAAGCGCCGAAGAGCTAAAGGCGGCTCTTGAAATCAAAGACAAAACAGTAATTGCCAACCTACAAGCCGCCGGATTTGAGAATATCCAGCAACTTCAGTTGCAACTAAATCAACTTGAATCAAAACAAGTTGACGTAATCCTCAACGCTCTTGGCGTTGAGAGCATCCAGCAGGCCCAAGAGGCAATCAATTCGCTCGATGAAAGCGCCCGCGCAAAGATAAACGAAGCAAGGGCAAAGGAGGTTGCCGCCACAAAAGACCGCGTAAAAAATTTCAATCAAAACACCGACATTCTGGAGGCGAGGGCCAGCGGAAACAAGCAGCGCGAGGAAGACATTCTGCAACAGCAGGACTTTGAAAAAGGTCTTGCGGCCACAGACAGCCTTGAGGAGGCGAGTCGTTTTGCCGCTGTCTCCGCGCAGCTTCGCGCCCAACAAAACAAAGAGATGTCCGGCAGCTTCGGCGCATCCAGCCTCCAACGCATCGGATTCGCCTCAAACGAGTTTTTCGACACCAGGCGCAAAGAAGACCCAAGCAAAGAAACAAAACGCGCGGCAGACTTCGCCAAGGAAATCTTGGCCATCCTCAAAAAAGGCGAACCGCTGGTTCTGCCTGCATCCTCATAAAACCACATGGCACAATTTGAAACAACAGGCGGCGGGTATCTCGACAGCGGCGACCGCAAGGTCATCCGCAAGGTCATTGTCGCCACGGGCGGCGAGCTAATCAACGTCCCGCAGACCGAGCAGGGCTACCCGCTCTCTAACGTCAGCGTTAGCCAGGAGGCTGGAGGAGTCCGCAGGGCGACCCTTGAATACTCCCAAGGCGGCGAAGGTGGGGCCAGTTACAATCAATACGGAAAAAGGATCGAGCTTACGGGTGGCACGCGGGAGGTGCCGATCTACAACCATCCGACATTTGAGGCATTAACGCCGCAGCAGATTCAGGACGTGCAGACGGCAGTGGAAAATAAAACCCAAGGGCCATTTCCAAATGAAGCACAGACTAAACTCTTCGGCTTTCTCCTTCGTCGCACAGAATACTTTCTTGCCCCGGCTGTTGTCGGGCGCATATCGGAAATCGAATCCACACTGCCAAGTCTGACTCCCATTGCCAAAGTCGCCAACCCTTCGGGGCTAAACGCACCAAGCGGAACTTTCTGGATCTGCACGGCCATCACGGCCAACCCGATCGGAACGCGATACGAAGTTACCCGCGAATACACGTTGAGCTTTAGCGGATGGGAAGATGTGGAACACCTTTACTCTTATTAGTCATG